CCGTTCGACCCGGTCTGTTCTTCAGCAGGCTTCTCGGCCTCAGACAGCGATTCAAGGCTCTCGCTTTCGGGTTCCTGTTCCTCGGCAAGTTCCTCCTCCGGCGCGTAAGCCGCATCGGTTTCGGTCTCCATGTCGAGCTCCTCGTACTCTGCCATATGGGATTCTCCTTTCGCGCCCCCGTGAAAACGCGGCGACGTGCACTTATTCAAAAAGCCCGTGAAAACGCGGGCCTTTCGTCATATAAAAAACACGAACATTCAGCAATGAAAACATTACCTTCGTTCGTGTTTTACGCCATCATGCCCGGAATCGGAGCCTGTCCCTGTTCCGGAAGCGGCTGCCCGGTGGGCTGGCCCATCATGCTCCTGGCCTGCTCCACCAGCGCGTTGTTGTCCTGCCCGCCACCCATGTTCCCGGCGGGGGCTCCCCGGTTCCCGGCTCCCCGCTTCGCCTGGATGGAACTGAGCGCGTTGGTCATCTGCGTGGCGGTCTTCTTCAGATTCTCGTTCTCCGCCTGCATCTGCTCCATCTGCTGGCCCATCTGCTCCACCTGCTGCTGGAGGGCCTGCATCTGCTGCTGGTACGTCTCGTTGGACCGGATCACCGGCAGGATCTTGTCCTTTCCGTCCAGGTTCAGGATCTCGAACAGGGCACTCAGCGGGAAGAACTGCTGGGCCTGGGCCGACATGGTGTACGCCTCCATGAACATCTGATTCTGGTTCGCCACCCGCTGCGGATCCCGGCTGCTTACCTCGATCTGCACGGTGTACGGCGGAGGATTGACCGCTCCCTTGGTTTTCTTCCCGAAGAGCTTCTTCGTATCGATCCTCATGCTCCGCTGGCCCTTCCGGCCCGTGATCATCATCACCCGGTCATCATCGTAGAACTGGGCCATCAGCCAGATCACCTGCTCCACGATCTGCTTAAACCCGTACTTCAGCTGCTCGGTCCGCATGCTTGCGACCTTGCCGCCCGCCTGGATCAGGGAGTTGATGGCCTTGCCGGAAACGATGCCTCCCGTGGTTTCGCCCCGGGTGAACTGATTGGCTCCGGAATCGGCCTTCAGATCGCTCTGGAGCTGTGCCATCATCTGGTTGATCATGTTGTTGAAGGGCTGGTTCTGGAGCCACTGCAGGCTCTGCGGATCGATGTTGTCGCCCTCGATCACATCGTTCTCCCAATCTGTCAGGGTTTCCCGGTCAATCCCGGACCCCCTCCGGACCAGAAGCCTGCCCTTGCTGCTCATCCGCAGGTTCATGTCGATATACGCCATGTACCGGTTGATATACCGCATCATGGGAGCCAGCTCATGCACGAGTCCTTCCCCGGCGAGGCTTCCCTCGATGCTGTCATGAACGTCCACAACGAAGGGATACAGCCCGTGGGCGTACACATCCTCGCTCTTCTCAAGAAGCGCGTTCCCGGCGGCGTAGGCCACGTTCACGGTGTACCGCCGCGTCTCGGCGTTGTACTCCCTCCACCAGTACTCGATCAGCAGGGCCCGCTTCTCATCGTTGGAATGCTCGGTATCCTCCTGCCCCAGGGTCATACCCACGTTGTTGTGGGTGCCGTCATCGGAGAAGACATACTTCCCTTCCTCGGGCCAATGCTCCCGGTACCAGCTCAGAGGATGCCAGGATACCTTCATCACGGCTCGGCAGTCCTGCAGGTTCTCAGCCGTAGGATCCCACACGAAGGCCTCCAGAGGCCAGCGGAGAAGCGTAATCTCGCCCTTCCCGTACAGCATGTCGGGATCCCATGCGATCTGGGTAATCGCGGTGCCCGGGCCGTAGAAGTCCTCACACCGGCGGTAGTGCATCTGCTCGAAGTTGTTAGCGCAGTACACCACATGGTGAACCATGTCCTGCAGATCGTCCGCCTCGGCCTGCATGTCCTCCGTCTCCGGGAGGAGCTTTGCCTCCGGCATGGACAGCATCTGGTCGGCGACCACGTTGTTCATGGTGGACTTCAGCGTCTGGAGCTGCAGCGTCTTCTTCCCCGTCTTCGCGACCATCCTCGGATCGTCCTGCTCCGGATCATCCATGTGAACAATCCTCCGGGCATCCCTTGCCGCTTCATGGTAAGGCCGGTTCATCTGCTCGTACATATCGAGCCGGTCATAGATCCGCTCGACCAGCTCTTTGTCCTCTTCGCTCAAAGGCTGATCCTCGAGCCAGTTCTCTTCCTGCAGCTCTTTCTCTCTGTCTGTCATGGTATCCCTCCATGGGTCCCCCATCAGTAAAAATGTAAAGCGCGGCGGCGAAACAGGGAGCGATGGGGAGATCCTCCTTTTTTTTCTTTATTTTTTGCACGCCATAAAGAAGACCGCCGCGCCTTACTGCATAGTCAATCGGAGCTGTGTTCACATCCGCGTCTCGGTTTCACCGCACACAGTCTCCGTACTAGTACCGGTCATCGTCCGTAGAGAACGGGTCATACGGCTTGTACACCTTCGGAGGTGCCTTGGTCGCCGCGATTGGGTGGTCCTGCATGAAATACCTGGTGGAATCGTAGGAGTGGTCTTCCGCGTCGGAATCCACGTCCTCCGGTTTCTTCTGCGAGTACGGCAGGTTCGGAACCGTCCGGATCCATTCCGGGCAGTTCGAGAAAACGTACATCATCGGCCTGCCCTTATCGTCAAACCGCATCCGCTCATGGACCTGCATCTTCCCGGCAATCCGGGCATTGTCCCCTCGCGAGAACACAACCCCCTGCCTCCGTCCCATGTACCCCGGAGCCATCTGGTCTGCGACGGAATCGCCCCGGCTCTTGTCGAAGATCGCCGGATCAGCGACCCGCATCACCCGCAGGTTGTTCTCGATTTCGTCCCGCTCTCTCTCGATGATCCCGTCGGCGATCTGTACCGGAGTGAGTTCAAGGCCCACGTTCGCCTGCTTGGGCTTGCAGCCGTACCATTCCTTGTAGAGGTACGCCCTGCCCTGAAGATCCATCGCCCACCACTGGCAGGAAAACGGTCTGGTGAAACCGTGGTCAAACGAGAAGAACCGGGGCCAGTCCAGCGGAATCTCGAAGGGCGCGATCACATGCGTCCACAGCCGGTCCTCGTAGTGCTTCGGGTCGTTCACGAATTCCTTGAAGACCTGTCCCTCGAAGGAGTCCCAGTCGCCGTTGAGAAGGGCCCGCCTCAGTGCCTCCGGTTTCTGCTCCAGCTCGAAAATGTAATCGTCCGTAATGAAAGGGTTCTCCATTGCCAGAGCGGGAATGTACTGCGTCCGCATCTTCCTGCTTTTGTGCAGCGTCTCCGAGTAGATCTCCTGCTCCTGAATGCTCATGTACGGCCCCGCGTCCACGAACATCTTCTTCACCCAGCCGTGCCCGATGTTGCCCGGGTTGCTTGCGCTCCGCACAATCGGCACGACGCCGAGGCTCTTCTTCGCCCTCAACCTCGTCTTGAGGAAGTCGTAAACCGTCTGCTCGAAGGAGGTCAGCTCGTCAAAGTACAGGAACTGAATCTCGATACCGGAATACTTGAACCGGTCCGCCTCGTTCTCGCAGTGCCTGAACAGAAGCTTGCTCCCGTTGATGAGCTTGAACTCGTGCCGCCCCGCATTGTACTTCGCCAGCTTCTCAGGATACGAAGCGATGGCTTCCTTGATGTCCGTATCTTCAAGTTCCTGATAAGTCCTCCGAAAAACCACCGCTGTGGTATCCGGACTTCTCAAACACCGGAACAGGGCATCCATGATCAGGGCCTTTGTCTTGCCCCCGCCTGCCGCGCCTCCGTAGAGAATCTCGTTCGCTTTACTCGCGTGGAAGATGCTCTGCTTCGGCGTAGGCTGGTAGTTGATGACTACATTCGCCATTCTGCCCTCCTCTGCTCCCCCTCTCTAAAAATGCCCCCGGTAGGCCGCAAGGGGGTACGACCTACCAGAGGCGGAGAAGGGAGAAACGGCTCCACAAGAACAACCGGCCTGCCAGTCTGGTTCGAGGAGGGAACGATTTTAAAACAGGAGGAGTTATCCCATGAATGTGTCATTCCCGTGGAGCCAGGGGTGATCATACAACAAGATGCATTTCTCGCGATCTCTCTGCTGTCTGCATCTTTTTTAACCCGTACCCTATGCGCTGTATCCGACCTTCATCCTCTTCCCCATTTTGCTTTTGAAAATTCTTAACCCCCCGGTGGAAGGGATGCTGGGGTGCCCAGGTTTATAACGCTTCCGTCTCCGGCGCGGCGGAGTCCCAGCCACGATTC